TAAAGCACATTAAGTTATTAGTAGGATAATTCTTTACAGCGATTAACTCCTTTGCCTGAAGCAAATCATCAATAATTGCTGCACTTGCAGCACTCCACCATCTTCCGCCAGTTATCGTGATTGATTGAATATTGGCTGGACTTTGACTTTCAGTAAGAACATCCCAGATTTCATCATCTACTGCCTTAGCAACAGCTTCAGCAATTCTTAATAAAGTTCTGTCACGAACATCAATATCATCAGAAATCAAGTCTTCATAAGGGATATTATCCTCTAATCCATATTTCTCAATAACACTCATTATTCTTTCAAAAGTTACAGAAGCCTGCGGGAATGCAGCTCCTCTTGGAATGCCTTTAATTGCATTTCCAGTCTGCGCAGTTAGTGCATCAGGATGTTCTCTCCAGAAATAGTTTTTCCAGCCTGGTGTGGGCACAACAGAAACAGCCTGCTTGAATTTATAAGTAGCCAAAGCAAAACCCTTGACAGTTTTGTCAAAGATTTGTGTCCTCATATCTTCAGTTCCCCATGATTCAGCCAATACCATTATTCAGTTTCCTCTTCAATTTCTTCTTCAGTTTCTTCTTCTGCCATTATTTCTTTTTCTCCTTTTTAGGTTCTTCTTTATCTTCTTTTTCAGGCTCAATTCCAAGAGCCTTATTCCTCTCTTCCTCAGACAGCAGATGAATGTTTGCAAAACTCATTATAATCTCACCCTTACATTTATTACGTCGCCATCAGCAGCAGTTTCCATAGCATACCCAATAATTCTCGCACCACTTGCATAAGTTAATGCTGAATGAATATAATTATATTCTGCAGCATCTGTTGAGACTGGGTCTCCTGCACTAATTGCTCCAGAGGCATACATCTCAAAAATACCGTCAGTCCATGCTGTTATTGAAGTAGAATAATCATTTGCCTCTTTATCCATAGCAGCAATTCCTGCACATGGATCGTCTGCAGCAATAGAAGCAGCAGCAGTTCTTGGATGTGATAATGCTAAAACAGTCCCTTTAGAAATAGCAACACCAGAAGCACAGGTATATCTCCTCGGAAAACCTGTTTCATTTGTTAATTCAACCTTGACTGCTTCATTAGTCATATTATCACCTATAATCGCTACGGCGAATAACTATATAAACTTTTCTATTTTATTTTCTTTCTCATTTCTTTGACAAAAAGGTTAAATTGGTTAGTTACTTCCTGTTCTGCCTCTATAAATTTATATTTAATCCAGATCCAGCCAATAAAAAAACAGGCAAAAACCCAGGAAAAACCAATAATCATAGTTGTCTGAATGTCCCTGCTTGCCAGCCCGAAGAATGCAATAAAATATTTCATGTAATTTGTTAAACTATATCCAGTATCAAAATATCTTTTAGTCAGACAAAGTTTATATTTTGTTTTGAATTTCATAATAATTCCTGCTCATATCCCCATTCCTCTTTTGCTCCTCTCGGGTCTTTTTTTATTCCAATAGGATAAACCGCTACTGCTGTCGCTTCTACGAATTTATTTGTGGGAATTTCTTTATATTCAGGGACTTTCTTAACATCTTTTCCAAGAGCTTTTCTTAATGCAGCTCCTCTTGCTCCGAGGATATTCACTGTATCTTTGGCTTTTAGAACAGTCAGCACTTCATCTAAACATTCTTCAGGAAAAACATATTCCCATAATTCAATAGGACGCAGAGCTCCCTGAACCTGAACAACCTCATCCTTTCCAGTCTTAAGATTTTTTCTTGTCCACTTCCACATTTGAGACTGCATCATAGTAACAAATACATCTCTGAAATGCTTGACTCCTCTTGTCAAAAAATAAAGGTGCATTTTATTTGAATCTGTTTAAAGATTTAGAAACCTCAGCTTCCACCTTTTCCTTTTCTTCCTGTTCAGGAGTTTTAAACTGCGAGCCTGCTTCTGCTCTTCCACTTAGCATCATCCTTGCTGCAATAGCTTCCATTTTTTGTCTTTCTAATCTCATTTCATTCAAAGTTTCTCTAAATTCTTTTCCAGCAGCTTCAGCTCTCTCGACCATGCTTCTTGTTTCAGGGATTAAAGGTGAGACTTCTGTATCAATAGGAAATTCTTTTTTCTCTTTCTCCACTGTATCCTCTGTTTTGGGCTGTGCCTCTTTCGCTTCTTTTTCTTGTGATACATTTTTTTCCATTTTATCATAACCCCCTTTCACTTCAATCTAAGTTGAGGAGCAGTCCAGCCAGCAAGGCCAGCAATAGCAGCAATAACAATTCCGAATAAAGTTCCGTCAATTCCATTATACAGGGCCCAGCCTTCAAGCAAAGCCAGGCATATTATTGCAGTCATCACAATTCTAAAATCTATTTTTTTCATTTTACAGGTTCAATTAAGGTGGCATTTAATGTCGGGTATTTATCTCCCATTTGAATATAATACATTATCAGGGCATTAACAAGAGCTTCTTTATCAATCTGCAGGTCAACTCCTTTCATACTGAAAAAACTGATTGCCCTGTCAACCCCCCAGTTAAAAGCCCATCTGACTCCCATTCCATAGCCGACAGCATAACCAAGCAGCAGACAGATAATAATTATAGCAATCATCCCTTTTTTCATTTTTTCTTTTTTATTTTAGTTCCGTATTTCTTAGCCCACCTTTTATAAATATCAGGATGCCATCGTCTTAGGAAGGCTCTTTGTTTAGTTGATCTGAATGGCATTTTAAAATATTTTTAAGATAATTAATCCAATAGCAATTCCAATTATTAATCCCCAAAAAAATCCAGCCCAATCTTCTTTATTCATTTTATGCTCCTAATTGTTCTCCTTGAAATAAAAGCTCTTCAGGAGATAAAGTTGGTCTTCCATATGTAGCAACATCTATCACCCCGCCGACTCTTTCAATAATATTTAATCTTGCATCTTTAATTTCCTGCATAGTTGGGATCCATTCATCATCATATCTAAAAGATAAACTATAGATTCCAGCGGTTTTAATAGCTCTTTCTGCTTCATCTACATCATTTGATAAAACTCTTAATGCATCCATTCCTTCTTGAGTAGTTAATCCCTCAGTCTGAACTGCGCTTAAAATTGTGCTTGATTGTCCTGGTATTTTAGCAATAGCAGCCCTTAAATTAGCAACTTTATCCCCTTTCATATCTGTTAATTTTCCGCCTATTACTGTGCTTGTTATTCCTAATGCTGTTCCCTTAACTATACCAGATGTTTTGCCAACCGCAGCAGCTATTTTAGATTTTATAATTAATGAAGATAAAAAAGGCAAAGAAAGAGCAGCTGCTCCTGCTACACCCATCCCTCCTATAGTTTTTGCTATATCTGGGAGTCCTGCTTTGGCTCTTTCTGCAAGAGAAGGAATCTCTTGTAAATTACTTATTTGGTTAATTCGTTGTTGTGCTTCTTCTTCTGTTAAACCACCCATTACTAAAGCTTTAGTCGTAGGTTCTAAACTTAATGGTTTTTCAATTTTTCCTTTTAATTCTTCTTTTAAAGCGCCTGCTCCTGTTACCTCTTCAAATGCTTCTTTTCTTTCTTCTTCTTCTTCTACTCTTTGTTCTGGAATTATAGTTCTTTCAGCAAGAGATCTGGATCGTGCTTTAAGAGAAGCGGCTTTTTCTCTTTCTCGTGCTAAATTATATTCTTCTTTTGTAACCTGCTTTCCTTTTTCCCAATATCTTGTTGGTTCTTTATATTCTTCTTTCTTTTTTTTCTTCTCTGCCATTATTCACCTGCTCCTGCTGTTGTCTCTGCAGGCTGAAAATTTAATCCCTGATTCATATCTTTCTGCTCATCTGATAACATCTCGTTTCTAATTGATGCAGGAGGAATAAGATTTATTTTTATCGCCAGTTGCTGCCAAAGCTGATTCTCAATATATCTTTGGTCTCTCTCTACAAGCTGTTCAAATGCAAGATAAATAACTTTGCTCTCGCTTTCTGTGCTCTGCCCTGCACCCCCAGGCACTACTTGAGGGAGCCCAATCGTCCTGTAGAATTTATTCCTGATATCATTTCTCCACTCCATAATTATAGAGCTTATATTTACCTGTATAACTTCAAAACTGACAGCATTTTCATCATCAGGAATATAAATATTCTCTCCTTTATTAACTGCCTTGTCCATCTTGGCAACAAATGCATCAATCGTTGCCTGCTTATCTGTTCCAAGCTTAAACATAATCATAGGTCTTGCCTGCCTATGCATGATTTTTTTCATATCATTAAAATTCTCCTGCTCTGCCAAAATAGTCTCTTCCATTCCCTCAATATCAGATATGCCATGAATTTGGTCAGCAAGCCGATTATTACTTAAATGAAAAATCTTATGAGGCTCCCATTTATGAACAGTTTTCCTTTCCCCTATCTTTTCTGTCTGCTCATATCTTTTTATAATTCCTTTTCCATCAACAATAATCTTCATATTTCCAGGGTCTAATGGCTTGAGATTAATCAGGTTTCCATTATCATCTCTTAGAATTTCAGCAAAAGCATCCCCCCCAACTCTCATTATAATTTCCATATTAAATAAAATATCTTCAAAACAATCTTTCCCCCACCCTGTAATCCTGTCTAA